GGGAGAGGGGTTGATATTTTTGTGACCCCCCATATGCTTTTTATATTATATTTGACCCCATTTATTTCTTTTTTGTTCGAAACAAAGTCAAAGACAACATGAAAAGTCATTTAATTGTCCTTTCTAATTCTTAGAATGAAAGCAGGAATGATTAAGAAGACACAGTTAAGAAGTTACGTTTGTTCATTTGTAGACTCAGAATTCGAATCTTCTTGAACTTCTTCGATAACCTTAATGTAACGGTCGAATGGGTCATACTTGATGATCTCATCGATAGCCGACTCAACATCGTCAACATTAGCAGCTTCGTTATTAGATTCAGAAGGATTCGTGATTCGAGCCAAATAAGAACAAGAAGAATAACCTTTATCCATGTCAAAACGATACCAATCATCGAATTGAGTAATTGGATTGAAAGGATTGTCTTTTGTAGACAGAGCAACAACTCTCATTTAGTCGAAATTCACCTCATTTCAACACATCATTTGATGTAATTATTGATCGTTGATGTAATTATTGATCGTTGATGTAGAAACACCAAGGGCTTCGGCTATTTCAGCATTGGTGTATCCACTCGCAGACATAGATTTAATCTTCTGAACCTTGGTATCACTCAACTGAGTGGTGGTCTTAGGCATAGCACGAGCCTTAAGGGCATCTTGATCGGTATACCTAAGGATCTGCATGAGTTTACTGTCACTAACGGCACCTGCCTGAATGGCTTCCCATTCCTTGTCAGTGATGGTGAACCGAGTTCCTTTACCATTTGCACCGACATCAGCACGAGCATCGTTAATTGAATTCTGCTTAAGCTTCTTATATGCTTTCTTCTCTGTATAGAGCTCCGGATTAGCCTCAACCTTTGCCTTCACGACAGCATTGGCATTGATTTGGGCCTGTCTCTCTTTAGGAGCGTTACGGGCAGCCTTATCGATCTTGTCGTTAAGACTCTGCACCTCAGAGACATACTTTTTAGCAGCTTCCGGAGAACGCTCAAGCTTTTCTGTAGACAGGTATGAAAGTCGAGCTCGATTGCCCAGGGCCTTTACTTTATTGGCGTAGTCCGCGTAGGCGTTTTCCTGGGGGGTACCTGACGAGAGGTCGTTCACATCTCTCATATAAAGAGTCTGTGACACTTTCGTCATAGCCGGAACAATCTTTCCACTCTTTTTGTCATAGTAAGTACGACCAGATTCCTTGTACTCTACTTCACCAGTCTCAGGATTGATACGACCAGAACCTCTACGCTCAGGCACTCGAATGGTTTGCTTACGACGAGAGAGAAGTGTGGACGCTCCGCCAGCCTTAAGTTCACCATTCTCATCATACCGAACTTGCCACTTCTGCTTGAGTTCATCGATATGATTGTCCTTCTCGGACTGCTTATAATCCAGCTTATGCTTAACGGCATCGATGACTACCATGCTATGCTTGACAGCCATGGCGATCTCTTCAGGAGGTGCATTCTTCAGAGTCATGTCTGTGATTAGGTTCGAAACAGTACCCATTTGATTTTGCTTCTCGGACTCTTTCATCAACCTAACACCAGTCTTACCTTCGGTTGAGTAAGCAGCCTTAGGATCAAAGCCTTCCAATTCCTTTAACGGACGACTTGTCTTGACTTTAACCTTATCGTTGACCGGAATGACTGTTGCTGTATCGCCATCAAAGTCTGCACCTGACAAACGTTCTGCAACCTTGGAGTTAATACCGACTGCGTCAATTGCATTACCTAATGCTTTCTTAGCAGCGGGGTTCTTATTGTTGACAACCAGCTCAGGGATCTCGAACGTTCCGCCATGAGGATAACGAATCAGCACAACACGTTCGCCATTCTTATAGTTCGGAGCATAGATCTCATTGTCTTTGAGTTCATCGATAGGCAAGAGAACTTGATTCTTCTGTCTCGGAAGAGCAGCAGCCTTCAGATGTACAGCGGCAGAGTCACAAGAATTTGCAAAATCAAGAAGAAGCTTTCTCTTAATCGTAGGATTCGTATAATCCATGATTTCTTGATACTGGTCCTCCAAATCAGCATAAGTAAGATTAAGCTGTCTCTTAATCAAAGACATCGGCTGTTTTGAAAGAAACTGGGAAGACAAGTTGATTGATTGGTCTTGCCAATCTCCTTCTTCTTTCAGTTTATTAATCGCGGAGAGATGATCTTTACCATCTTTCCCGATGTAATGAGACTGACCATTAGCTTTGATGACTGCACCAAAAGGATTGTCAGGATCATCCTGGATCTTCTTAAGCACATCCATCTTACTTTTACTGGAGCTCTTGTTGGTGTTAAAGACAATATCATAGCCTTCAGGAATATTATCCGAATACATGGCCATGCCTTTCAGATAGTGGGTTCCATCAACCATGATACGAACCTGAGCATAATGAGACTGCCCAAGATTCAAGTCTTCTACACCAGGACGAATCTCAATGACACCATCTTTCGATGTGCCACCTTGATCGCCGTATTTAATCTTGATTCGATCGGATGCGATGCTTGCAGGATACTCACGCTTAAAGTAATTGAATCCGCCATCTTCTGAATGGTAGTCTTTTACTTGCTGAATATCATCCATATGACGATATGCATCGCCGTGAGTTGTGCCAGGCAGACAAAGAACTTTAAGGGTCGTTTGTTTACCCGGATTCGTGACTTGCTGAACGCCAACACCATATACTTCATATCCTTCAAGCTCCAACATAGTAAGCGCTTCATTCAGCTTGCCAGAAGAAACGCCAAGTTCTCGCTCAACGCCAGCACCGACATCCAAATAGGGTTTGGACTTAAGTTCTTCTTTTAGAACTTCGGCAGTGCTAATGGCCTGATTCGCACGAGCACCGACTTTCTCATCTAGCAGAGTACGAATCGATGAGTCATTCTTATAACCCATAATATCCGTGATCTCTTGAAGAGACTTACCTTCTGCTCGAAGTTGTTTTGCTCGTTCGGCTTCTGCTCGACGTTGCTCATGTTGAGAGAGCTGATAGAAAGCTCGATAATCCGTAGAGCTCATATCGAACTCTTTGCGAATATTCTCGCCAGACGGTTCCCATCCTTTTGCTCGAAGCTCGTTCACACGCTTTAAAAATGCTTTTTCTGCATCCTTAATTGTAGGCGTTTCACCACGAGCTAACATAGCATCTGCTGTTCCCTGGAACCAGGGTTCATGCTGATAAGGAATTTCGCCGGAACCCCATTTATAGCGCCCAGATCTTCGCTTAACGCCATAATGGGCTAGAATTTCCGCCTCAATGGAGGCATCCCCGTCAAGAATAGGATCTCCGAGAACGGGATCATAAATATCCATAGTTAGCCTCCTTGTTTGTCAAGTTTTCTAAGTTGTTTGTCAAACCTCACGATGAGATTCATGATTGCGCGAATATCATTTGGATCGGGTACACAAATTTGACAATCGTCATTTTGGTAGATTCGAAGTTCTATCCCGATATCAAACGGACTCACGTCATACTCCAAACAGAAAAGAGCAGCATATATCATAAGCTGTTCCATATGAGTTGGAGTAACACCCGTTTTCAAATCGTGAATTCTCAAAAAGTCATCACGAAATGAAATTGTATCCGCGGTCCCAAAGCAGTATTCCGAATAATACAGAACTTGCTCCGGTGACATGCGGAATCCGATAGCATCGTTGACATAGAGATTCAAAGTCTTCTTTGATCTTGCCAACTTTTGATTTAACTTGATGCACAGAGCCGCAAACTCGTGAAGCTTGGTACCTTCTTCGGAAGCGCGATAGTTAAAGAAACTATTAGCCAGCTTTTCGTCGTTGTAGTTGAGCCAGTGGTACTTGCTTGCTCCGAGGAATGCGTGCTGTCCTACGAGTTTTGAATGATCGTTGAAGATCATGCAGTACCTCCTCTTTGTTCTCCGGTGAGATAAAGGCAGCAAAGGACATCTTATTGAGAAAGGCCACCCAATAGTCCTGATTCGGACGGTGCGCTGCGCGTGCCCCTCTTTTACACTCGAGCGCTGCCCAATGCTTGCCATAAAGAACTAAGAGATCAGGAAATCCTTGTATGTAGGTTTCGACCTTGAAAGCAAGTGCTCCAGGAAACCGAGTCATGATTTCCTTGATCAGTTTTGCTTGAAAGTCTCTTTCCTTTGCCAAGTGAGTTCCTCCTCTCTTAAAACTTTAAAGAGTCTGAATGGTGTGTGTCTTACTTAAATCGGACACATTTCCCTTCTCCTCCCATTAAATACCATGTTTTTTTCGCGCGGAATATCTTTTCCGCCTCATTTTGTATAACATTTTTGTGTAAAATTTCTCAAAATAATATCCTAAAAATCGCAAAAATTTTTTCACAAGATATATTACTATATAATGTTTTATTCTCTACGCGTAATAGGGTTGTGAAAGTAAAAAATGAAAATTACCAGCAACATTATTCCGCATCAAAAACCCGCAAACCCCTGATATTACTGGGTTTTTTACCTTTTATCCAACCAAAAGAAAAGGAAAAACTATGCCTAAAATTTAAGGAAAAACTATGCCTTAAATTTGGCCACTTTTTTCGCTGGACCCTTTTTGACCCTTTTAAGGTGAAAAAACACCTTTAAAATAAGGAATAGTTTTTCCTTAAATTTCCGGCATAGTTATTCCTAAAAATAAATAGGAATAATATTGCCGTCCGTATCAGTCTATATGCAGTCTATATGCACTCTATATACAGCTTCTAAACAGTGCCTTTTTCCTATATTTTTCAAAAAAGAAGAGGACGTGATTTCTCAGCGTCCCCCTCTTCTTCTCAGCACTTAATAGCGATTAAGCAAATCCATCGGATTAATATTAAGTACTTTGCAGCAACGAAGCCCATCGAACAGATTTGGAATCGCTTTACCGGATTCCCAGTTTCGAAGCGTACGCTCATTCACATGAACGCGTTTTGCTACAGATGCCTGTGTTAGATTAAGCTTCAGTCGCTTATTGGCAAACAACAGACCAAGTTCTTCTCGACTAATCATGACCATCCTCCTTCACAACGATTTCTTTTCCCAAAACCTTCGCAAGTTTTAGGATATTTCCGATGCGCGGGAGGTAATGTCCGGCCTCATAATTACCAATGGAACCCTTCGGAACGCCCGAAATTTCAGCCAATTCGCGCTGTGTCATGCCTCTTTCTTCTCGTCGCCGAGCCAAATTATCCCCAAATTTACTCATTTTTCACCTCAATTGGCTTGGCAATGTAGATGGTGTCGAACAAATCCTGACGAAGATAAGCCGTTTGGTCCCTTCCGTTTGCCAAATCCATGCCCATAATCGCGTCTTTATGGGCTTGCTTGTTCCGCTTTGAGAGAATTCGAGCCATTTTTCGAAAATTTCGCCTTACGACTTTGTATTTTGCATCCATTTGATATCGAATTGGGTAATATGTAATCATCCTATGGATGTCTCGAGCCTCTTTTCTCTGAAATTTGTTCATTTTTTCACCTCAATTGACCAGGCCTTTTTATGGGCTTCGTTGTTCGCTTTTATAAGCATTCGAGCCGTTTTTCGAATACCACGACGAAAAGCTTTATAATGATCGAAATCGAATGACATTCCAATCAAATCAACATCATTGTGCATCCGTTTAATCATTCGAGACTCTCTTCTCTGGTATTTGTTCATATCAGTGTCTCCCGAGCCAGCGACAGAGCTTGTAGATCAGCCAGAAGGGGCCAAAAAGCAGCAAGCAGATGAAATCTTTCATGATAAAACCTCCAAAATATCAAAATGTGGGTTGTTAAATCCAACCAAAGAGAAGGGAAACGACCAAAATGACGAGACAATTGAAGAAATAGCCGAATTCGATGAGCAATTTCTCATAATAGATCGGCTCTGTCTTCTCGTCGGAGTTCGCAAATCGGTCGAAATCGTATGCGAAGCATAGAATAGAGATGATCAGGTTGCCGATTAAGAAGTATTTGATCATTCGGTTACCTCTTTGATGCTCATATGGATGATCTTCTTAGAGTTGATGACCGTGTATGTGTATTCGTTTTCGGAGTCCTCAAATACTGGATAGGGAACACGACAGATCTGCTGAATAACATCTGTCACCTTCTGATCAGGACTCGTTTTCGGCATATTGGCAGCATAACGCTTATCGCCTTCTAATGTAATTTCAACGTGCCAATAAGTCAACTTAACTCACCTCCAAAATATAAGAAATACTGGGCGCGATGGAAATCCACAAGATCGGATTTTAGTTCTTTCAGCTCATTGGAATTGGACGTCCAAATATCCATTTGTGTTTTGACGAGCTCACTACTAGCAAGCTCAGGATAAGCAGCGGCCACAAGAGCAACAGCGCCATCCGACATCTGTACGTAAGTGATTTGCTCATGCTCACAATAGGCCTTAACGGCTGCGTCAATGGACTGCTCGATTTGTGTGTTCTGCTCTTCGTAGATTCCGATTTTCTCCTGAATGCCGAATCCGGAAGCGACAACGATGATATTCCAAAGAGTCCAGATACCAAATATAATGGCGAATACGGCACCCAGAACGCCAGGAACAACAGCGAGAAAACCGAATTTGTTCGTAGAACCGTCTATGATTTCCGCCAAGAGGACCAAGCCTAGAGCGATAGCTAACAATAAAGTGATCATATGTTACTCCTTTCTTTCACGGCTGGCTTCGTGCGTAAAGCCGTCCGGATACCGATTTTTCAGTTTCTGCAGATTGAGCTTAGCGATGGTGTCCACGCTGATCCCGAGTTCATTGCAGAGCTCGGTGAGATACCAGAGAACATCGCCCGCTTCCAGCAAAAGCGCCTCGATATCAAGCTCATGGCCGTGGAACATAGCTTTTTTGACGATTTCCTGGCATTCTCCAGCCTCTCCGTTAAGCCCCATAACGGCCTCTAGAAGCCTCTTAGAGCACACTTTAACCGGAGTGCCTTCCGAACCAATACCATAGATCTCCTCTTCACCAGCAAGTGTTGAGAAGGCCGGAAGCGGGCCTAAATAGGCCATGGCTTTATGCCGGTATTCCATCATGTCCATAGCTTTACTCCTTTCGATTCCACGTTGGTGGATTTGGCTGTTTCTTGGTTGTCTTTCGTTCCGGGAATGCAACAATGTAGCCCTCTGCAACGGCTTCCTTCATTCGTGTTTCGGCCCAGTTGCGAGCTTCTGCATAATTTTGGAATACTGGCATCGTGCTGAGTTGGTTCCATTTATCGACTATCCGATATTGATGGGCATTTGAGTCCCAGGCAAATCGACACTCTTCCTCCACTCCGCCAAGGCCAGCAACAAATATCTTGCACTGGTGACAAAAGTCAGCCTCGATAGAAGTGACCAGTTTGGAGTGGATGTAAATGAGTTTCCGTCGTTCCGAAGGAGGATACAGCATAACCTCATTGACGAGGAATACACGACTCATAATATCCATTACTTGCTCTCCTTGGGCTCTTCATCGAAGATCTTGCGAATCAACTCATCGGTCAGGTGCTGTGCCTTTAGATGGAATACCGCAGTATCCAGTGCCTCAATAGTCGGAGTTGGCTCATACCGCTTACAATGAAGCGGCCGCATCTGAATTCCAAGTTCCGGGATATTATACCGAGCCGTCTCTTCAATACAGTGCTGGTACATCTGTTTCGTCATCCCACGGAATTGGCGTTCGAATCGACAAAGATCCCGATGCGAGCAGGTGTCGCAGTCGCAAACAGCCCGATCGATGGCTTCTTTGATGGGAAGTTCAGGCTCTTCCGCTGCCTTCTCCTTCTTTTCCAGCCGGAATCCATTCGGGCGGGTTTTCTTCGTTCCCGGAATTTCCTGATCCCAGCATTCGGCGCAGATTTCATCGGTGAACTGACCACGTTTCATGATACAAGCAGCACCATAGGCTGCCCCTGAAATAATGGACTTATCGGCCTCGACAAGCTTCTTGTAGTGGGCAGGACAGCCCTGGATTCCGCCGAAGACGCCTTCGTCCACAACATTCTCACCATAGGTTTGGATTACGAATTCACGACGAGTCATCGTCATTCTCCTTTCTGCTTTAAGAAATAATACGATTTATCAACGACATTCCCGGTCCATTTATCGAGTGCCTCAATAGCATCTCGACGTTCTAAGAAGAGAGATCGATCGAGATTGGGAGTGTTTTTAGCTTGTCGCTGCACTTCATAATTAAAGCTTATCGTTTTGTCAATAAGGTCATAAAAGAAAGTATATTGATACGCAAGCCGATCATCAAATGCGCTACATCTCACTTGACGATCGTTTATACTGCTCATCAGATTAACTATAAACTCGCCAACAATATAAAGTTGATATTTCCCCAATGCAATCGGAACAATTGTATAAAATGTATCTCCAATATGCGGCTCGCCCATCGTCTTTCGAATCTCGACTTGATCGGAAGGGTGAACCCCTTCTTCAGGTAAAGATGTATTCCAGCATGTGTCGCATTCTGCCCTGTCCCCGTCTGATCTTACTCCACGGCGAATGCCCGGGCAAATCATGAATTCTTTGATTTTAGGGTCTAACTTACAGAGTTCTGGATACCTATAGGGGCATCCTAAAACGCCAGCAATATAGTTCTTATTGATGTTGATGGGATAATGCTCTTGGACCCACTCTTTCCTTGTCATTCAAATACCTCCTGTTCAACGTCTCCTCCAGCGACCGTAACAGACCGCATAATCTTTCCGGTCTCTTCATCGTAGTAAAGAGAATCGAGAATATAATCGATCTGGGATTGCACGTCCGGATCAGTCATCCTCAGAACTTCATAGCCCTCCAGGCCAACGGTCTTCCGAAGTTTCCCCAGAACCCCGGCAGTCCACTGTCTGAATTTACGAGCCTCCAGCTTGCGAGAAGCGAAGAGCGCTTCGTAGATACCGGATTCGTTGATGACAAGCATGCGTCGAGTAAGGTTTTGTCCTGGACGACGCCCGATATCCTGGCCGATCATTTGACGAGTAATCGTCTTTACGTGATCACGTTCATATCTATCCCCATTTGAACTGGGGTCAGATGTTACGGCAATTCGCTCCATACACTCAGGAGGAATGCGAGTAGCGACAGCATCCGTACGAAGACCCAATGCATCGCAAATATCCTTGAGGACTGCATACCAGTCCCCATCCAGGTTTACAAAACGAATATCATATCCGTTCCAGTTTTCAATTCTAGTTTCCATTGTTACTCCTTTCAAATATCTGTTATGGGTTTTACCCATCTTAGATCCTTTTAAAGGACCTTAGATATCTAATACCCTTTTAAAGGTGGTTAGATACAGCCTCGGTTTTAGCGATCTTGAATATCTATCCCCAATTCAAATTGGGTTTAGATCCTCTTGGAATATAAACAAGCTGATTGTAGACAACCGTCCTCTGCACGATACCCTCCCTACGGAAATTCTTACACTCGATCGAGATGGCATAACGATCCGGAGCCCAATGTTGGAGTGACCTTGCGATATCATTTTTCAGATTCTCGAACTCCGTCTTGTATTGGCATACGTTTTCGTGAACACAGTTTTTACACATCGTTATTCCTCCTTTTTCATTTCGTCCACCATAAATGCAATGGCGGCTTTTAAGTTTTCATCCGTCGGTCTCTCATTAGAACGAATCCGAACCGCTTGCGTTCGAACCCCTTGCCGAAGGGTCAAATAGATATAACCGAAACTTCGTTCGATACAGAGTTTACAATCACTTGGAATCATATCCAAGAGAGCCGTATCAAGATTGGTGAGCCCCATGTTTATTATCCTTTCTAGGCCGTCCTCTGGGCCGTTATTCTTCCTTAATGCTCTCCAGCAGTTCTTCCTTGGTCATGGTGATTAGCTCGGAATACGGGAGTGTCTTGGCCCAGTTGCAGAAGTCAATACGCCATTCGTCCTGCTTATGAGCCTTACGGGAATGATACATATTGCGAAGAGTTGCATAGTTGAGATCCATCGTAGCTTTCTGCAAGTAGCTGGAGGGGAGAAGCTGGATGATTTGATACCAGAGAGACTTCCTAAATACCTCACTTAGATTAGTCCCCAAATACTGGATCCGTAGTTGATTCAGATCGAACAGAACCATGTCTAATGTTGCGATGGATCCCGCATCCAGATGCTCATGCGCGAACATATCGATTGTAAACTCATGTTCCATGATCTTATGCATTGTACTGCAGGAGTTCCGGACCGTTCCGACCTTGTACGTATCGGCTTCTTTCCACCAGTAGAGAGGTGCTTCCCAGTCACACTGGACGTGGATCATACGCATGAATTTACTGTGGTCAGAGCCTGCAGCGATGAGCTTTTTCATGAGAGTGAGGTCATTAGGACCGATATCCCATATAGGCATACCCGTCGCATAAATAAATTCGCCATGCCATCCGCTATCGCTCTTGGCCCAACTCTCAAGCGGATTCCGCATTCCACGGATCGCAGCCCCCCAGCCGAAGACTTCTGTGTTTGTTACTTTAAGCATTGTTTTTCTCCTTTACTTAGAACTCACGGGGTGCGTGCAATACACTTTAGGATCAATATATGGGCACCCAATGCATTCGTATTGCAGAAAATCAGTCTCGTAATCCCCGCCAACCAAACCGGGGCATCCATTTGGGCCGATGGAGCCGCGCTTTTGCATTTCTTCATGACACCATTCTCGAGGATGTGTAAAACGGCGAATGAAGTCACAGATCGATTTAAGCATTTTCCTAGGTCTTCCTTTCTTGTTTGGTTTTGAGTTTTCCAGTGTACCATTCCGGAGAGTTATAGAATTCAGCGAATTCACACCGGATACGGTCCATCTTTTGAGCGACGTTTTGATGAGAGCATCCGAGTTTCTCAGCAATCTGCGATTGATTAAACCCGTCAACCATCAGCTTAAATATCACGAGCTGGGCTTTCGTGAGAGTTGCTTCAAACTTCTCTAGATCGTAAACCTGGTGCTCTGGATTCCAACGCTCATCCGATATCGTACCGAGAATATCCATGGTCCCATCCGAAAACTCTTGAATGGGCGCATCCAGCGAACAGGTCTCACCAGTACGACATTGAGAATAACGACTTTGGAGTTCGTTTCGGAGTCGGCATTGAATATTCCTTGCTGCAAATGTACTGAACTTGACAGAATCTGGTTCGTAATTATTGGCGGCAAATATCAATCCGATGCAACCAATCTGGAAGAAGTCCTCTCGCTCAGGAGAATTGATCGTACTGGGATAATAACGGGCCATGACATACCAGACGAGTTGTAGATTCTCCTCGATGAGTTTGTCTCGTTCGGGCCCGGTCATTTAAGGTTCCTCCCATTTCATCATGTCCCTCTCCTTTACTTCAATTCGATGAATTCAAATTGGTCATAAACGTTTGGATAGAAGATACCGACCCAAAAATCATCCTGCGCCTTACGATGATGCGCAAGATCCTCATTCCATTCCTGAATATCTTCCATCAGATCACGCTTACCAAGGTCATTGTCGTTGTCGTAAATATCATTTTCATACTGATACACCAGCATCTCATATCGCATTTGATTCTCCGCAACATATGAGTCGACGTTGGTGTTGTTGACAATGATGACAACCAACATTATGATGGACACAAGGAAACTTAAAAACGCAATCACGAGAAACAGCCATGAATAATCACCGAAACGTTTTTCCACATAAATGGCAAGCCCAAGGGAAACGACGAACGATAATACAACTAACCAAAAGATCATTTTGCTTTCCTCCTTTACAGATGATCAACGACATAGCGAAGAATATCATTTGCTTCAGAGACTCGCGCGATAGCGTCCTCGATAGCGTCCTTTGCGCAACCGATCGTTTTCTCACAAGAATTGCCCTCAGTCGGAATCAGACCAAAGAGATTATCTCGAATCTGATAGCTGAGACCTCGGTTTTCTTTCGCGAGATCACCCAGACGAGCGAGAAGGTCGTGAATTCCGGGTTCCTGGGCCGGCATGCTGCACTCAGCATTTGCCGTATTTACTGCGTTCTCCATATTTGCTCTAAAAGTAGCGTTATTCATCATTTTTCTTTTCTCCTTATCATAAATTTCTTCCCGGAGTGCTATTCTGTCCATCTACAACAGCTCTAGCAATCTCCGGAGTTTCGTAGCGAGTATAATAGACTCGCTTGGTACCATCGATTAAGATATAAACCTCGCACGGATCGTCCGTACCCACTTCAAAGACAAATGTAGTCATTTTGGCAGCCTACTCTTCATCTTCTTCATGAATATCTCCCTCCATAGCCGTCCGGCAGTGCTGTTTGTTTCGGCACTCCATAAACATGTAGCGTGATCGGCAGGGATTTGAGCAATCGAGTCCGCTGTCAACCATACACATACGGACAATCGGTGCGAAATTATCGCAATTGCGACACTCTACAAATGGTGTCACACAAGGAACAAATGTTAAGATTGACATGGCAATTTCTTGGTCAGGTACTTCTCAATGGAAGCACAACGTTTGTGATAGCGGCAACGGACAATTCCATCTGTCCGAACCGGTTCTGTATTGCAGTCATGATAGAGTTTGTCGCCAGGCGTGAAGACCGGCTCAAATCCATCACAGTCGTTGCAATACTCATGAATATCCAGTTTAATCATGCCTCAAGAACCTCCTCGATTTCCTTGGCAATCTCTTCGGGAGAGTGGTCGTCGGTGTGAAGGATCACATTCGGACCAACAATCGCCGGATCATAGAACACTGCATTGTCGTTCGTAATCCGTCTTTCGATCTCATCCTGGGAGCGACCCTGCGCGGCCATACGACTTGCTGCAGAAATCCAACCACAATCCAACCAGATAACAACGATCTGCTTCGGTCCAAAGTAATGGGAGCGGAAGAACGCGACACCATCCGGATCAATGATGTAAATATCATTCTCATTGACCTGCTGTGTTGTTGCCCAGTAGTGATGCTTATCGAAGTAGGTATACGCCACAATATCTCTCGAGCGAGAGACTTTCTCGTAGAACATGTTGTTGACGAAAATGTGGCCCTCTTCCTTTTCAAAGCGTTTTGGACGCGTTGTGTAGGAAGGAAGTATGGACCGTCCGTACTGGCGACTGAGAATATCCGCCACCGTAGACTTACCTGAGCCGGAACGACCGACCAAAAGAATGATTTTATCATGTTTCATAGTTCTTTTCGAGCTCCTTTGCGTAATTATCAGAAGATTCCTTACTATATCGGAAAGACTTTTTGTCATTGGTGGTGGTAAAATATACGACACCTTTAAGTGGTGCCTTGCATTTTGGGCAGCAGCAAGGATCGAATACTGGACCGAATGGCGGTTTCTCATCTGCTGTAGCAAGGATCTGTTCGAATTCATATCCGCAGTTGCCACAATGTGGACGGAAGATTACAGTCATGTCCTATTCCTCCTTTTCCATCGTAATAAAAGTCCCATATTCATCGAAATCCGGATCTCCAAGTACTTCTCCTTTAAGAAGTGCCAAAACTTCGTCCTTGGTTAGAACGAACTCATTATCGCCAAAGGCGGACATACACCTTTTCTTATCCGTGTCATTTTTGATTATCAGCATTCGAATTCTCCTTTCATAGATTTAACCCCTTCGTATACTGATCGCTAAATGACTTTGAATAGTTGAAGATGAGCCCGTCATTATACTCTGCGAAATATACAATCGCCTCAATTGGTTCATGACATTTCGGACAATGCGATGGTGAAAACGTTGTTTCGCGAGAAGATGCCGATTTCTTTAGCTTATGCCCGCTTAGCTTACTGGGGACGGTTACGCCCTGCAGTTCTTGAAATTCATAGCCGCAGTTATTGCAGCATGGACGAAACACAACTTTCATGTCCGATTTCTCCTTTTCGATGTCTTAGCCATTTTCATCTTCTTACGAAGATGCTTCTTATGATTCGCTTCGACTTTGTCTAGTCCGCGAACGCGAGCTCGTCCCTCGCCAGTGATGAGATTCGGGTTCGTGATAGGCGGAGCATCCTTGTCGATTGTGAACCCATAGCACCATCCAAACATTTTTTCAAAAACCTCCTTTAAAATATCCAACCGCAATCCAACCAGAAAAGGAATAGACCTTGTTTGGTCTACCCCTTTCGGTTGTAACTGGGTTACTTGAACTTCAGAATTTTGTTGAACACGTTCTTAACCGTGGTCGTCTTGAAGACGCCATCCATTTCGAACTTCATGCCTTTCATGAATGCCCAGATGCTCGTTCCGGTTCCGAGCAACAAACCGCCGATCTCAATGCCAGACTTGACTCGATCTTGCTTCTTCTGATATGCGAACTTCTCCTGCTCGAATTCGAATCGGCGTTCATTCCGAACAACCTCTTCATCCTCAGCAAGAGCCTTTCTCCTATCAGAGTCCGCTTCCTGAGCAAGCTTGTACAGAGTATCAAGCTCCCTTGTTGCCTTTCCCATCTCTTCGCTTCCGGGATTGAGGGTCTTCATCTTCTTCAGATGTGCCTCAATCTGATCCTCCAGCAAATTACGTTTATCCTCCATAATTTCTCTCCTTTCAAATATTAGAGTTACCTCCATTAAGGAGTTTGTTTATTTTGCGTGTCCTCTTTGGAAGGGTCAATTTGATTGATGCAGAAGAGAGCGAATTTAGACTTGCAAATATCTTTTGGATGCTTGTCCAGTCCGAGTGACATATAGACTTGTCCGTCCTCGGGGTCGATCGTCACATTCAGGAATCCCGAATAGAATTTCTGGAATAGACCATTGACAACCACCTTAGAGCAGACAGTAAATCCGATTGCCATGCCCAGAATGGCGACGATGATGTTGACAATAACCTGACTCATCCAACCCAGCCTCCTGCCCAAACGATCGTGAGTGCAAATGCAATGATACAGCTACATGCTGTGACCGTCAAGAGAATGATCGGCTTATCATCGATGTCTGACTGAAAAATCCATATGAGACTCAATACCGATGCCAACGCGGACAGCGCGATTAGAATCTGAATGAAGTTATAGAGCATTTTTCGTTCTCCTTTCAAAGAACTGACCTTCGTTAAAGGTCTTCTTTTTCGCTAGAGCTTGGGAAATTGCTAAATCAATTCCAGCTCTGGATTTAAGGTGATAGTAATAGAGGTCCCGGAAAGGTGTGTTGAGTCGGTCAATCCGACCTCTGGCCTGTTCGAGCACTTTATATGAGTAGGTCTGAGAGTAGAATACAATTGTGTCCGTCTTGATACAATTCCAACCTTCGCATCCAGCAGTATATTGTACCAAGTAGACCCAGGAGCTACTTTCTGGTATGGGCTGGTGCTTATGCCCGTTCCATTCAGCGGTATCACAAGACTCCACATTTTCAAATAGTCCTTTCAGAATATCAAGCTCGTAATCGAAGCTGTAGAAGATGATCATTCGTGGATGATCCTCAAAGAGCTCCAACACCGCAATTTGACGGGATACATCCGAGTTTACAAGCTTCCGCACTGCAAAACAGACTTCTGAAGCAGACTTCATCGGCTCATTTTTCTCATAATTCCAACGGTTTTTCCAAATATCATGGTACGCGACCGCATCATAGGAGACGTGAATATCCTGGTTATGACGTACGGTTTCGCGTTCAAAATCCATTGGAATGAGCAAATGGTTCCGAAGTCGAATGAGTCGGCCCTCGTTCACGTAGCGATCGATCTGCGGAAAGTCAACATGGTGATTATAGACAACGTGATTATTCCGAAATTCCGTAATATTTCGAAAATATCCATTGGCAATAAACACCTGAGCATAGTCTGTCCATTGATCGCCAGCGGTTGCCGTGAGCAATATCCACTCATTCCGTTTAACGATCTTTTGAAACGACTTTGTCCAAGCTCCGGTTCCGACCAATCGTTGCTCATCAAATATAAAAAAGGCGTCGCTCACGGTTTCATACTTATGTATGTTGTTCCATGAATCGATGACGATCTTGTTCTTATATCGACTCACTTCCGGATCGGTCGACATCAAGAAATACGGAAACTCTGCTTCCCATTCGCATGTATCTCGCTTTTTGGCAGTTGTGATAATGTAAAGATCTTTCGGGTTTTTCATCCCGGGATCTTTTTCCTTTTCCAATTGCCCGCCATTACGAATATAATAGTAAGCAATGGATGTTCGGGATTTACCACTACCAACACCGCCATTGAGAATGCATCCGTTGAACATCTTCCCGATTGCTTCGAGCTGATAATCGGTTAGATTTCCTCGAATCATTTTTCGACGATCATCACTCGAAGATGTTCCGGGAGTTCGTAGTCGAGATAACCGGCATTATCGCAACACACAAGATACTTGGCTCCCAGATGCGTTACGACTCCAAGTTCCGAAAGGATGAGTCGAGGATCCTTTTCCTTCATTCGACAGGAAATGCATGTGGATCGACTCGGTGTATCCTGGGTTTCCTGATACGGACACTTCTCGCAGAATCCATCCTCATTGATCTTAATCGCTCGGATGATCATAGCCGACCCTCCAATTCAGGAATTCGCTTCATCAGGGTGGTGTTGAAACCACCTTTCTTCAGAATCCGACGTCCGTAATCGCGTTCAAATAGCTCTGCAATGCGATCGAATTTCTGGCACTGCTGCTTGCAAATGCCGACAACCGCCGAATCGGCATGCGACTTCGAATTCGCAATCAGCTGGATTGTCTCGTTATAGAGTTCTGCCACCAATTCCTGAATCTTGTCGACTTTCTTGCCCTTCAGCCCGACAACGATGACGCTTTGGTACTTCTCGTAGTATTCTTTTGCTTTCATACTGCTCGCTCCTTAAAGAATGTGCAGGCGTAACATTCCGGGATTCGACTTCCTTCGACAATGAGTCCCGTTTTCTCGCACTTATAGGTTGTAATGCCGGCTTTGTAGTTTTTGAGCTCATTGGCATACTCACAGTGACGGCAACGGTGCGGATAAGACAGATAATCGCTTTGCATTACTTCGCCTCCTCATAATTGACCGGCTTGTGACTGTCTGTGTTCCAGGGCTGATTCAGACAATCGTTACAAGGATCTTTCGATTCCTTTCTTGGAGCATACTTGCAACTACAACAAAAGTAATTGAAGTAAACCTCCTTCTTGTTCTCAGCCATGTGCGTTTCCTCCTTTTTAAAAATATGGATGGTGCTCCCTCGGGGATTCGAACCCGGGACCATTCGATTATGAGCCGACTGCTCTGACCAGCTGAGCTAAGGGAGCATAAAAGGAGAGACCCAGAATATCCAGATCTCTCCTCTATGAGATTACATATACAACAATACGTAAACCCACATTCCAGCCAGAATCGTACAGATCAGTCCCGTTATCAGGAATTCTGCCACTCTGTCTAAAAACTCAGTTAACCATTTCATATATTCACCTCCATTATAGGAGTTGTAAAAATCGCGAAGAACGAAGAGACCTAGTTCGGTCTCAACGTCCTGTTGCTGCGATAATGTTATCCATGTTAAACCAACACACAAGTGCTAGTCCGAGTATACCAAGTATGATATAATCGAGCCATTCATTCTTGAATTTGATCCACCACTTCAACATAATATCAACTCCTTCCATAACAGAGGCTGTTTATTTCGCGGGGTTAGCCCCCGACAACGCTCTGAATACGGGACTTCCAAAGACTGCGAGGAGGCGTACCGATAGCCTGATGGATCTTACGAGCCGTAGCGCCGATCTTCTCGATCTGGAGCTCATTCCAGCTCTTACGGACATAGGTGCTTTCCTTGACACCCTTGCGACGAGCATTACGAACGAACTTACGATCAGACATTCTTCTTTTCCTCCTTATTCTTCTTGGCATGCTTGTGCTTCTTCTTGGTGCCACTCATCGTATCAACAATCTTGCGAACACCAGCCTGGGCTTCTTTATAGCCGACATTGTTGAGTTCCATATAACGGCGAACTGCCGTAGAGAAGGATGCTCGGCGAATCAGGGTTACGCAGTCCGGCTCGGTATCGAGCTTACGCAAATACCCGCACTCAATGTCCTGATCGACTTGATCGCCGTAGACTTCCTTGGCAAACTTCAGGGCATTGTCGTCGAAAATGCGATTGGTATACTTGTTTTCATAGTAAACCACGTCAGCACCTCCTTACATATCCGGTCCTTCGAGGGCCGCCCATTTGTCCGCAAATGCGTCCTGCACGATCTCAATATACATCGTCTTGAGATATGCCTTAACTCGACCCGGCTCCCAGTTGTAAGGATTGATCACCAGATCAACGGTCTTGATCTCAGCATAATCGAGAGAATCGACGCTGCCCTCGTCCAGACGAGTCTTACGGCGACCAGCGATCATCCAGATGTTCGGAGGAACGTTCTTGTAGCTGACGTTCACCTGAATATAATGCATCGGTGCATCGCCCTCATTACGAGGAGGCATCAGGCGAACATTCCAACCCTCTTCCAGAAGAACCTGGTAAAGAGGAACATCATCGACCATTGCGTCTTCGGGGATTTCCACGCAGAAGTTTCGGTTTCCGGCCGGATTGTACTTCTTCTCTACGCCAGAGAAATTGCGATAGAAGATGTGTGCATTGGGGATCTCGAGAATTCTTTCGACACGGTTAGCCATGACGAATCTCCTTTCAAAATTTCAAAAGTTGAGAGACCTAGAATATCTAGATCTCTCTTATTTGGTTAATAGACACGAACGCCCGCTTGCTCCAGGTACAGTTTGAAGTCTATGGAATCCTGCTCGGTGTGACCCTCTCGAATCGATTCACGATAATAATCACGCAGACCGTGATGATCGTTCACTGCATAAACCATGTTGACACCATAATGGTCAGCAAAGTCTCCTGCGGTGAACAGTAAATCTGTCACGCTCATGCGCTCGCATCCGAGAATCTCGTAACGAGTACACTGATAGGCTTCCTTCTCTGATTTCAATCCATATAGAACAATAGATTTCATTCATATCACCTCCATTACAGGAGTTGTTTATTTCGCGTGAACTACCTTACGGCGAATATCTTGGCATCGTCCTCAGCAGTCTCCCAAGGATGAATGCGCTCCGGTGTATAAGGATCGTCCGAAACAAACCATTCGACGTCACCATACTGCGCGATCTCATAGCGAGCATTGCTGACAAGATAATCATAGTAGGTTCGATCGATGTCTGCCTCTTTGTGATTCACCTTAACCATCTCGGATTCCATCCATCGATAGCCGTCGGCACCAGTAGCAGAGGCGAATTCCTGTTCGCCAGTCTTCTTCATCTTGTTGGCATCCTCACGAAGAAGGATAGCACCACCAGCACCATCCTTAATCGGTGTGAATTGACCAACACGACCAACAAACTGGTAGTTGTGGCCTTCCGCAATCTTCTCACGAAGCACTTCGTCCGTAAGAGATGCGAATTCGTCCAGTAGACGCTGCTCCGATCTCGTTAACTTCTCCGGATCCTTAAATCGAAGAGATCGAATCAACTCATACTGACTCACATCCGGCAGATTCTCATTGAAGTCCAGATAGAGTGCTGTCTGCACGGACTTTGTCTCGCACATGTCCTCAAATACAATGTCCTCGTGTGTGAAGAGGGTTTTGAAGACGTACGGAACAGCAAACTGAGTGCCAGTAGCAGTCCACTGGCCAGGATGCTTCTTATTGTCCTTGCAAATATCTTTCTTGCTCATGACGTAATCCTCGCCATAAAGGTCGCAACACTGTTCGACTGTCGCATAGCGAGCAATATAAACAGCATTGTTGACGAGACACATACGCTCATATGTTGCCTCGTGCTCGAAGTCATAGCCATACATCTTGCCATATCGCTGAACGAACTCGATAATGTGCAGATCCGCATCCGGAATCTTAATCGAATCGGTCTTAATATGAGCAACCGTATAGCCCCGCTTCTCTACCTCATGCTCGAGATTGATCATGAACAGAGCACCGCGCTTCGCCACGATGTTGTCCTTATTACGAGGATCGTGGAACGGATTGTCGAAGTTCGCGGCAGTCAGACCATACACAGAGTTGATCGCGATCTTCAGCGCCTGCGTGAGATCATCCTTCGTGAAGTCGGCTGTGCCCGCAACCAACTGATCAATAAAGGGCGCAAGAGCACCGCCGAGAATGACTCGACCGGTGTCCCAATCCTCATGCTTAATCGCCACACGAGCGTCTTTCAGATCCTTAAACCTCTGTGTATAGACCTCACCAAATATCATTTCTGCAATTGCCGAACTAGGATGCATGGATGCAATATCGAGCAGTGCAATAAACCCATACATACCAGGCTTTGCAGAGACACGACCACCCTCGCCAACATCCTCGACATCACGATAACTCGATTTCCCGTTTTTGTACTTGTAGCCAGGGAATATCGGTCGACCTTGCTTGTCGAATACTGTGAAGTCATCGAACTCCTTCTCCATCACGAAGGGCACGTCCGCAAACTCGTCATAGACCTGCGAAACGTCACCCATATCACGATAATTGAAGGCGTCCTGAGGGTGCTTGTTCGTACCAAATATAATTCTGGTAGTGAGCTGATTGGTCGTATCGTTAACGGTCATCTTGGCAATCTGTGCCAGAATCTTACGTGCGGCAAAGTCGCCTTGCGTGTGATCCCAGACCGCTTCCGTTGCAATAACATCGTTATCGCAGTACTCGGCAACCTTCGGCCAAAGTTCTTCCGGAACAGGCTTGTCCCAAGGAAGACCAAGTTCCTGATGGTGAATGCCAAGTTCGATTTCCCACTTCTTCAAGCTCTGCTTCTTGGCACAGTAGTCATAGACATCCGTGTAAGAGATATTATACGCTTCTCCGAACATCGCATTCGGAGAGCCGTTGATAATCCTCTGTGAGAGCGTATAAAGCTGCTCATTCGAATATCCAATCATACGAGCATAGAGAATGTGATTATCATACCGACGGCAGTTGAATCCAACCAACTTGAACTTGATGAGTTCCTCGATCTCTTTCGGCTTTGGATTGATCATGCGGACAACTTGCTTGCCAGCACCTTGCACCTTCCAGTTCACCAAGAAGAGATTCGGGAATACCTCCACATCGTAAAATACGATCGGCTGGTCTCCGTCTTCCCCAGGCTTGGAGGGTTCTTCAGACTTAAATCGCATCTTGTTGACCAGTTTGATGCAATAGTTCGCCTGATTGGTACTGTTGGCCGCAAATGCGAGGACTGCATTTCGCATGTCCGTCACATCATAGTGAAGTCCGCTATTGTAGGCATCTTCCAGGATTTTGTAGATGAAATCAACAGAAGGCTTCGTCGCCGCATGATACTCCTTATTGAGGTTTCTGCGGATCTTGGTTCTCAGTTCCTTCTCTGATTTCACTCCTTCGAAGTTGATCACTTTACCATCTCCTTTCAACGGCAAGCCCGAACTCAGGCTTGCAATCGGAAGGTTGTTGCACTTTGTCAACTTTCTTCGCAAGCTACTCAGGCCCGAAAATACCTTAATCTCCACATGGTCCTCATAGACCGCACTCAGCTTCTCCGGATCTCCTGTATAAATATAATGGAGGTGAATTCCGGCTCCAGACTTAGAGAGTTCTGCATAAGTCTGAGGCCACTTACTGGCGGCTTCCAAATTCTTTTCGAAGCACTTCTTTCCATCTTGGTCCGGAATATCAAAGTCGATCACAATGTGATAGATTGGCACTCTCACATAATGAAGACGATGTGTATCAACATCTTTCAGTGTTACTCGAACATCTGACCATTTTTTCATGGGTGTCTCGTTGTCGCTTGCATATTGCGCGAAGCAATCTTTGCATTCCATGTCAAAGATAGACGGCTGCTCACGGAACTTCAACCACGAGTCATCTGGTTCAGCGTTTTTCTTCTTCTTTTCCGGCTTCTCTGCAGTGGTGATGGAGTCGAATTTCTCGATCTTAAACCCGTAGAAGGTGAACGGTTCTTTCCCTTCCGGAGCAGTTCGATCGTAATACTCTTCGAAATAGTTCTTCATCTCTGACTTGAAGTTACGCTTATTGAGCAGGAATTGCATTTTTGCTTCCTCGCAATAGGTCTTATACATCTCCCAAGCTTGTTTGAGGGACGTAGAAGGCTCTTTCTTGAATATAAAGTACGAATCCGCAACAAAGTTGTAGAAGTCATTACTTTCATCAAGCATGGAGGTCGGTACATATCCGTCATAATATCCAGGAGACTCCATATAGACATTCAAACAACGTGTGGCAATAGCACCCAATTCGAATTCAACCTGCTTGACAAGCTGATTGTATTCTCGTGTGGGAACCTTACGACCAGACGGAGATACGTCGATCAGTCGTCGAATGAGACCAGACTTCGCGTCCGTGATCTTTACGGGTTTATTGGTTCCCATGAATAGGAATGCTTTGAATTTACTCGAATAGGCAGACTTGAATTTCTCGTTCACGGTCATAAGTTCGTGAGAAACGACACTGTTCAGTCGAGTGTTGTCTTCTATTCGAGACAAATCGCCATCGTGCTGAATGGCTACCAACGGATTGGTTTTAAACGATTCCAGAGCAAAGGCTGCGTTTGCACTACCCAATGCTTTTGCATCAAATACCGCATAGTATCCTTCAAACAGTTGCTGTATGATGTTGATAACGGTTGATTTACCGCTACCAGCTGGACCATACAACACCTCAAATTTCTGGATTGTCTTGGAGTCACCGGATACAATTGCTCCGATTGCCCATTCGAGCTTATGTCGCTCTTCTGGATCATACAGAGTAGACATGAGTTTGTCATAACTCGGGCATTCACCATCCTCTAAGGGATACGGAAGTTTCTTCGATGCATAGTCTCGCTTCTTGACATCGGTATTCGCAAATATCAATTTCTCATCGAGCATATGGAACGAATCTCGCATATCTCTTTGACAGAATGTGTGAAACCGGTCGATCATGCGCGTTTCCGAATCCCATAGATGAAGAACTCGAATTCCAGGCGTATTGGGATAATTATCCTTGACAAATTGGTCAAGTTCTGCGTCAATTAAGCGGACTGCATCGTATTCATCAGTCGACCACAGACGCTTTTCTTCATCCCAAATCGCGTAGAATGCGCCGCCTCGAATCATCAAATCGTTCGATTTCGAGACGATGAATTTCGGATATACCTCAATGCCTCCACCTCTAGGACATCTGGTGGCGACCATCAAGAAATCCATGCCTTACTCCTTCTTCGTAGCATCCTCCAGTTTCTGGATCTTCTTACAGAGATACAGGAATCCGCCGATTCCGGCGATAATAATGATGTTCTGACGCTTTGCATACTTTTGAAACATACGCAAATTCTGGTTCATCACATCAACATTTTTGTTGAAAATATCAATATGACGATTGAAGCGATGAAGGAGTCTCTGATGATCAACATTGCTAATTCGAATGATATGTTCAAAATTATCAATGATCACATCTCGATGTTTATCCAAACGAGTCACAATCTTCCCCAAATCGCGATTCGTATCGATAATCGCACCGCTGTTCTCGCCTACGGCCTTCCAAATCTTGGCGAATTCTTCGGCCATCTTTTTTTCATCCATGTTGGTGTCTCCTTTACAAAATCGTATTCAGGTACCACATCATCTGATACCAGATGTCCACAGCTCGAAGATCGTAGGGACAATCTTCAATTGTGAATAGTCCTCCTCGTCCGTTAGCCTCGTAAGTGCGATTCAGGAAAATATCAAGAATACGATCGACTTCTCTCTCATTGTATCGGCTATCACTCATTGAACCAAGCCCAAGAGAAACAATCATATTCCAAAACCATTGGCCGGTTCGATTACCGACTGTGTCATCTTCCATAATTCGCTCCTCACATGTTCTGGCGAGGGCTACCATCATTTCCAGAATAGAACACTCTCGAATATCAAGTAAATGCTCTATTGTACGATCCGGATAGTGATTTTCATAACCGAAATCATACCGCAAATCTACGCCATGTCGTGCTCTATATTCATCCATTGGGATGATCCATGTGAATGTTCGAGCATCTAAATGACGCATGAGTTTCTCATACGATAGATTTCTTGAATACTGCTGATCACCCATCACGAGACCGCACATCCACTGGAAGTAACGCTCGTGCAGTGCATCAGCTCTGGTCATTTACTCGTCAACCTCCAGCTCGTGAATATGACGCTCCGGATAGATAGCGTCGTAGGAACGCTCATCCAGAGTGATCTCGTAGTCGGTCATCGTATTCTCGTTACGTACGTGACAGACGCCTTCCTGGAAATCACCGAAGTGACCCATAAAGACCTCACCGATGGCCTCAGAGATGTTGTCGACCGGATCGTCCTCTTCGTCGGCAAGGACCTTATCGCCCTCATACCAAGTCAGACTGACTTCCGAGTATCCGTCTTCTCGACCGAATTCCTCCGGAGCGATGAGGTAGATCCCACCGTAAGCATTCATTTCCTTATCCTTGTAGGGATCCTGCTCGATCTCGCCTCGTTCCTGAGGAGGAGCATTGAGTGGAGTGAAATACTTGCCATAGTTGACACGGCGCTTCTCGTAAGCCTCGGTGATCTCCTCTTCGACAGACTTACGCTGTTCCACGACATGCTCCAGAGGAGAAGATTCCTTTTCTGGATTGCAGTCCGACTGCTCCTCCTTGTCAGCCATTGCATTGATCTTATCGCGATAATACTCGCGCATCTCGTCGATTTCTTCATCGGCACGAGCTTCTGCCTTACGATAGGCATAGTAATATCCGCCTGCAGCGCCAACGATGGCACCGAGAGCGAACCAAATAACGTTTTTCACGATACGCTTTCCTCCTTATTAGAATCGTCTTTGACCTCGACCGTTTCAGTATAATGTGAGGTAATGATCTTAGCGAAACCCCACGCAATCAGAATGAATCCAAGAACAAACCGATCGCGATCGAACACTTTTTTCGTAACAGATTCTTTCATGGTTTACCTCCTTAAGCAAGTTTCGGAGCCGTATGCATCAAGCCGATTCCGATAATAACGCTACCGATACCGCCTCCGATTAAAAACAGACCGACAACGTTTGCTGCTTTTTCCATATTCTTACTGTTTAAAACAACAGATATGGCTTTTTCAGTTGTCATTTTAACAGCCCTCCAGAGTTTCTTCAGTCTTGCCTTCATTGAATATCATTCCTTCCTCAAATTGAGAAATAGTGGTCGCCTTCTTTAAAGGCAGGCGTTGCCCAGCTATGGTATCGACTAGTTCGAAATGCGATAACGTCCGAATTCGTCCGATTACACAATTCTTCCATCACCAACCAACGAATAGAGTCCCATTCCGGATAGCAATAGATTGCTCCGGTGGTAACACAGTCAAATTGGTTCTTTGCGGTAATGATCGACAAAATATCATTCCCGGCAAAGCGTTCGCTGTCTACTCGATTCAGTATCGTATCGACGACCAAACGTTGACCGTATTCCGATTGGTTCCCTGCCTCGGCATACGTGACTCGTGTCAACATCTCGATCTCGTACTCACTGTAGTTCTCGAGCCCAACGAATCTGGGTGCTTCCAAATATAAATCAGCCGCTGAGAGAGGGGCTTCGGGCATCGCCACTTCTTCAGTCTGCATTGGAACCGGTTCGGGTATTGGCTCCTCATAGGTCACCAACTCGTGCATGGTGGTAGCGCTAGAACCCACAACGAGCCCTAACGCCAATCCAACCAAACCAGATACAAACCATTCACGCAGACTTTTTCTAATGTGTCCCATAACGGGGCCTCCTTATGTTAGATTTCTTCGCCGATCAGAGAATCGATAGGACCCTGAACATTGAAGTCGAGAATCACGCTGCGCTCCATACCGTTGACAAACTCAGAAGCGCCGCGACGATTTACATCATAGATGCCGAAGTCGATATAATCGTCGGCCTTGGGGTTCTTGGCATCATAGTACCAACCCACATGCTGACCGGCCTTCGTCGGATCAAATCCGAGAGACTTATAGACATCATTCAGGAACACATACCCTTTGGTCTGGAGAATATGATTCCAATAGTTGAGCTGGCCATTGATGAAATAGAGATTCAGCTCGGCATCCTTTTCCCAATTATCATTGAGTTCGTCAAAGATGCGAGCATACACCGAAGGAACACGACCATCGGGAAGAACAGTAACCTCTTTCTTGGTTTTCTTCTTCTTACCGGTTTCGGGATCGATCGTCTCTTCCTCGACCTTCTCCTTCACGAGGCCATAGCGAAGCTCCTTGTCGACCTCGTCACCGTAGCGATCGCGGACATTCTGACGATACTCCTTGAATCCCTTATCGAGAAGCTGATAGGCAGCTGCCAGAGATGCATTACGCTTGGAGAGGATCTTATGACCATAGAGGATCGAAGTGATGCCGAGAGCACCAACGCCAACGGCCGGAACATAGAGCTTAATGACCTTCCATGCGGTCATACGGACAAGGATCTTCTGATCTGCATCCGCCAGCTCACGGGTATAGGTGCCGCCATCTTCCAGCTTACCGCCGACAGACTCTTCGATGTTCTGCTTCATAGTCTCATGATATTCCACGACTTCCGTGACCTTAAGGGTTGCCTTGCAGGCCATAACCGTGGACGTAACGCCGAGTGCGATACCGGCGCCGGTGAGAATCTGAGGAGAATTCTTCCGAATGAAGAACTTGGAGCGATAGAATATAGACTTTGCGCTGTTCGCAATAGCCTTCGTAGATAGTTTCATTGTGCTTTTACCCTTTCTTAAAATTTCTTAGGATTCGGCATGACAACATACCAGCCGTCTTTCAGCCAGATAGGAATGAAGAACCGAGTATTGGACCATCCATGAGAGACGGCATCCAAAGTCGTCCAATCGCCATCGAGTTTCCCGAATATAATTTGGACATCGTGCACCGTGATACGTCCGTAACGGTCCGCCATACGCTTTAACGTCTCGATGCGAGATTTCACCAAATATAACGTTGACGGATCGCTATAGAATTCCTTTTTCGTTGAGATCATGATACAGTTACTCCTTTAATCCAACGGTGCAGGCTTCGGCATACGAATATAATAGCCATCACGGCCACTTGCGATGTCTGCCTGGCGTAGATCCGTCCAGCCATAACGGTGAGCCGTAAACGGAGGCGTCTGATCGACCACTTCATAGAAGTCCGCAACCGAAACGATCTTGTACCGTCTCAGGATGTTGTCAAGTTCGTCCAGGACACCTTCCGCATCTCGACGGGTTCGGAATGAGAACTCATCGAAGTCATAGGCACTTCTTCTCTGAGGAGGATCATCTCGTCTGGGATCGCGACTGTAGGAACCATAGTCCGTACGATAACTGACATAGGTTCCCCCGGGTCTCCGGTCACCTCGACGAGTTGAACCATAGAATATAATGTTGACCGCGTCCGTCAGGGAATTGGCAAAGAAGTCCTTCAGCATCGGAACGGCAACATCGTTCCAGATATGACTGCCAATGCTTCCACGATCGTCGGAGAGGATGTTGTCTCCGATTTTGCTTAATGGAGAACGTTTCTTTGTCTTTGCCGGAGCAGATAAAGAGACCTTATTGATCTCCTTTTTCGGATTCTCCGGCGTCTCATTCCGTTCGGCATTCGAATTGTTCGGGTATTCTGCCATTGTTACACTCCTTCTCTCACCATAGTGAGGTATTTTGGGTTTAGCTTGACTTCCCAAACCGGGCAATGGTTGATGACCGAATATCGATAGCAGAGGTTCGACAGTGCCTTCTCTTTGCTAACAGCCATCGTCACAGAATCCCATGACGACTTTCGGATATCACCAAACAAATTCCGGACAGGACCCTTATATCGATACTCGTTCATACAACCTCCAAAAATGAAAAGCGAAGAGACCTTGTTAGGTCTCAACGCTCGTCGAATCACAACTTGCTCGGATTACTCCTCAGCAGAGTCGTTGCCGGTGTCCGCCTTGCTCGCCTTCTTGGCCAGCTTCTTAGCCTTGTGAGCCTCGATGCCATCCTTGATCTTGCCACCAAGCGGCTTGAGGGCCTTCTTGTAAAGCCACTGGGCTCCAATAGTTCCCGCCACGCCGATTGCGACACCGATCAGGGTACTGCCACCGTTGGACTCATCATAGGTCTCTTCCGCCGGAACCGTTTCGGTCTCGAGCTCCTCGTTCTCCATGACAACATTGTTCTCTTCCATTTTAGAATACCTCCATAAAAATTTTGTTGTGGATTTCTCCATAATACATCTTGTAAATTTCGCGTGCTTTATTTGAGCACTTCCGGCTGTATTGTATAGTCGAACACAACGCAGGGTTCTCCCTTCTCAGTGAGCTTCGAACCAAACATCGGTTCGATGAACGACTTGTTGACATCCCATCCGATATCATTACCGAATGGAATGCGGTCCAAATCGATGGCATCGTAGACATCATTGAGCGTTATGTACATATCGCCCAACATCTGCCTGGAGAGATTGTTACAAATCTCACGCAATGTCTCTCGATCCGATACGAAATATCGTCCGGACCAGCGATCGAAATAGAGACTCTTCCCCGAAGGAACATACGGGATCTCCTGATCATTTGCGGGGATTCGTTCTGATGTCTTCTGTGAGACCTTCTCACGAATCTCGTTTGCCTTCTTCTCGTCCAGAGACTCGGTGATAGCGGACTGATAGTCCTTCAGAGTCTCCTGCGAAATGGTATAAGCGGCCGCAAGAGCAGCGTTGCGCTTATGTTGCTGGCGATTGCCCATTACGATACAAGCGGTACTGAGACCGGTAGACAGTGCAACAGGCCAATAGTTCTTCGCATAGATCTTCACGCGATCACGCGTACGAATCGGCTCATTGTACTTGTCTGCATAGTACTCAGCATCTTCGATTTCCGCTTTTGCCCTCGGTGCGATTTTCATCGTCATACCGATGGTTGTAAGGAATCCTCCGATTCCGATGCCGGTCAGGATTTCCGGACTATGCTTGGTCATATAGACCTTGATCGAATTACCGATCGCTTTCATAGGGATTTTCTTCATTTCAGCTCCTCCTTGCACTCTTTCACGATCTTGTCAATATTGCTCATTTCCAGACAAGATGGAATTTCAGTGCCGTACTGAACATAGATACAGACTCTCGATTCGTGAGAATGGATATCAAGAACGATTCTGGAATCAATGTAGTCCGGGTTTCCACGAAGTTGCTCGTGTATTTTCGAGCCGACCAGTTTCTTAAGATCGCTATCCTCGCAATAGATTGTAATGCCGTATTCCATAGTATTTCTCCTTTCAAAAGCGAAGAGAGCTTGTTAGCCCTCTTCATTTTGGCGTTCGGCGAGAACCTCGTCGACAGTTTCGCGGATCTGCTCCTCCATCTGTCGCTGTTCGATGATCCCAGTAACGATACTGAGAAGCGCCGTACAAGCGAGTCCGATGTTAGCAAGCACATTCCATTTCTTTGTCATCTGTTCTTACCTCCTTTCCATAATAGGTCTTGCCAATTTCGCGCATTCATTCTCAACGGAATGAACAAAAAGAAGATGGCTAGATTAGGTTCACTAGCAATCCTTTCGGATCCGTTTTCCGTCTACACGGGCCCTTCGAGTTACCTCGCATCTCCTTCCATAATAGAACTTGCTAATTTCGCGTGAATTAGTGGAGAGGAACCGGATAGAACTGAGTCTCAATGGCTGTGACTTTCACCGTACCACCCTCGCCATCATCGATCTCATAGGGTTCTTCATCCATAAAGTCAATCCAGTAATCCTCCAGACACATGGATACAATAGCATCGAACATGCCAACGTCCCAACCGCGTTCATCGCCACCAGGGACTTTATCGATGCCGAGGAATCCGTAGAAATCATTGATGGTCACAACACCTGTTTGCTGGAAGAGCTTATTCAGGTTGTACTTTGCTTTTTCAACAACCAGCGGATTTGCTGTGAAATATCGTTCTGAGATAGCGTCCCAATAGAGTTCATCCTCGTTCGGATAGGTCTTATCCCAATGGGAGCGAGCAATATTCTCTCGCGCCATCTTATCGAGTTCCGGATTTGTCGATCGAATTTCGTCACGATACTCCTGATACGATTTTCGAAGGGCGACATAAGCCGCGGTCATAGCAGCGATCTGCTTCTGGTCTAAACCATGCCCTAACCAAATGCAGGCGATTGTTCCGGTAGCGGATACAGTAGGCTTCCAGAATATCTTTACAGCCTCTTCTGGTGTCGGATCCATCGAGCACATCGTATAGTCGTCATGTGCTTTCCAACCAAAATATCCAGTCGCGATGACACCTAATGATGCCGCGAACGACGAGACGGTTGAGCCATTACGCTTTAACCATCGCTGTGCCAGACGAATCTCCTTTTTCCAATTGAATTTCATTGTGCTTTACTCCTTTCAAAAATAAAGAGAAGAGGCCTTACTTGGCCTCATCCTCTTCGGATTCCTCATACCTATATCCGCAGTTCTCTGCGAAGAACTTCATGAAGTGATGATCGCTTATACACAATGCTGTAACTCCAGCAATGCCGAGAGCTACACCAGCCAACAAACCAGTCGTCACACCAAGAATTGTCTTCATGTCAAATACCTCCAAATATAATTTAGGTTTCCCCATAATACAACTTGTAAATTCTGCGTAAAAGGAAAGAGGCCTTGTTAGGACCTCTTTTTCCTTTTGAACAGTGCATAGAAAATCGCGATACACACGATTAAATCTCCCGCGATGAGCATAAACACCGTTCCGCCAGTCAAGACGATTAACGCCGTGACCACCGCCAATGCAATGATACCGCAGAGTAAAATTGTGAATAGGATCATTCATATCACCTCCATAAAGTAGATTGTAAATTTCGCGTACTTCGATCTCTTTGAGACAGAAGAAAAAGAGAAGCCCTTGTTAGAGCTCCTCCTTTTTGCTTTCTCCACACTCCAATTCAATGCCGATGAACAACATGAATATAGCAGCGAAGAACATACCGACAACTTGATACCAGGTTAACATGCTAATGCTTGTTGCGACAAGAGCCATTAACGAGACTACCATTAGTTCGATAAAGTTAATCATCTGACGATACATCATAATTCTCCTTTTATTGATAAACTGTAGTGTTTAGTCTTCCATAAAAGGATATGTTTTTTCGCGTGATATCATGCCATATTGTTCCTAAGAACCAATACGGACAAAATGAAAAGAAGCATACTAATTTGTATAGCTTCGTTATCATTAGAACTCCTTGTTTTCATTTTCCATCATAGTCATAGCAATAATGCCAGCGACCAGAGTAATGCCACTAAGAATCATCATAATATCACGCTCCTAAAATTATTAAATTTTAGTATACTTCTCTCCATAATAGGAGCTGTAAATTTCGCGTGAACTAATCAATCATACTTCGTATAACCGAAACTTAAAAGAGAAGAGGGCTTGTTAGGCCCTGTTCTCCAGTTTTTCGAGTTTCTCCAAAATAATGTCTTGCTTGTTGGCAATGCCGATGATGATGCGACATAGAAGTTTGTTCTCCTCGATCAGATCCGTCGCCAAACCGTACGAAAGCCTCTTCTCCTCGAATTCGGAATCGGACATGTGTTCCACGTCATCCTTCTCTTTCGAGCGATCCATAAGCCGATTCGTACGATTACGGACGTCTTCCTCTTTCTCAAACAACATCTTCAAATAATCGTTCGTCATTTCTAATACCTCCATAAAATATAATTTTGGATTTCTCCATTAAAGGCATTGTAAAATCTGCGTGAAGTTCCCACTATGTTCAAACTGAAAAGAGAAGAGGGCTTGTTAGCCCTCATCCTCAAAGAGATCACTCTCATTATTCTTATGCTTCTTGAACTTGAGTTTGACGCTCTCGAACCAGCAGCAAATCGTATCCCAGTAGTACCAGGTCCACAGAATTGCTTCTCCGATCAAAGTAATGATCAGAGCCCACTTTGCCTGTGTGACCATGTCACCACGAGTATACGGCTTTTCCGCCCATTCACGATACTTCTTCATCATAATTCAATACCTCCATAAAATATAATTTTGGAATCGTCTCCATAATAGTGATTGTAAATTTCGCGCTCTATTTGAAAAGAGAAAAGAGGTTGTTAACCTCTAATCTCTACGGAAGAAGGATGATATCCATATGCTGCTAATAGAATCGCATTATCGTTAGCCGCTTCAAACATTACGATGTCATCAAATGCCAGATTCGTATAGCGGTAAGTAAACAAGTCATATGTGCTAGTACATTCTTTGTAAATGCCGTCTTTGATACTAATACCAAAACCAAGCATATACAATGCTGTGCCAACCATAATAGTTGCCATTGCTACTGCTATAAGGATCCAAGAAATAATCATTCCAATAATATTCTTATTCGTCTTCATAATAAATACCTCCATAAATTGTATATAAGTATATTCCTTTCTTCCATAATAGTGATTGTAAATTTCGCGC